CAATCTCAATACCACCATTCTGTGTAGGTGTGCCTGTCTCATTAGAGTTGAGAACAATCTGGTTATCTGCAAGGTTGAGTGTCTCAGTGTTTACTGTTGTAGTAGTACCGTTTACGGTAAGATTGCCATTAACTATAGCGTCGTTAAATGTAACATTAGATGTAGTACTTACAGCCTGACCGATAGCTACTACACCGTCTGTGATGCTTACGCCTGTACCACCACTAAAGTGAGCACGTGTCTCAGTATCACTAGGACCAGTGTACGTAATAACACCAGCAGAGTAACTTAAACTACCGTCACCACCAGAGTCGGTAACACTAATAGCAGCCTCAGCAGCTGCAGTAGCACGTGCATCTGTGTAGTATAGGTTAGTTGTGCCTTCTGCTACAGTGTCTGTATCACCCTGTGTAAAACTAATAACGCCTGTACCTGAGTTGTAGCTAATGTCACCCGTAGCTGACACAGAAGATCTAGCACGAGCAGTAGTAAAGTACTGGTTAGTTGAACCTTCAGCTACTGTATCTGTATTACCTTGAGTGTATGTAAAAGCACCTGTAAGAGAATCATAACTTAAACTTCCACTAGCAGAAAGGGTATCTCTAGCTCTCTGATCTGTAAAGTATAAGTTTGTAGCACCTTCAGCAATATCATCTGTGTCATGGTTTGATACATCGGATACTGTACCCGTTACGTTACCTGTAATACCACCTGAAGAGTCTATTGTAGTAAATGCACCAGAAGAAGGGCTAGTAGAGCCTATAGCTGCCCCATCAATATTACCACCGTTAATATCTACTGTAGCAAGTGTTGCTTGTCCTGTACTCTGTAGAGTGGTAAATTTACCTGTAGTATGACTGGTGGAACCAATAGTAGTACCATCAATAGCACCCCCATTAATATCCACGGTAGATGCTGTAAGGGTGCTAGATAGCGTAGTACTACCTGTAACAGCAAGATTACCACCAATATTACTGCTGCCTGACACAGTAAGTGCATCTGTATCTACAGTACCATCAAACCAAGCATTCTTAAATTGAACGGCATTAGTACCTAAGTCTAAGGTGTTAGTAGTTTTAGGCGTAAGCGCTGTTGCAGAGATAACAAGATCTTGTACTGGCCCTACCTTAGTAATGGGGCTACCGCCTCCAGTAGTGCCGTCATGAGTGTGACCTCCTGAACTAGCAAACGCTAACTCAATAGCATCATACTCTGCATCAAAGTCATCTGCATCAATAACGTTACCGTTAGCAATGTTGTTTGCTGTATCCTGACGTGTATAACCTGCCATGTTTTAGTCCTTACTGTCTATCATTTTGGCTGTACTCTAAAAGAGCAGCATCTAGTGTGAATGTAGGGTTTATAGACCTATCTGCCACACGTATTGAAATGGTCTTACCTGAACCTATAATATTATTAGGGTACACCTTACTTATATTACCACCGAACCTTGCAGCATCTCCAGGGTCAGACACTTGAGGAACACCCGGTGCACTAATAACATTACCAAACACAGACCTACTGGATCCAAATGCAAATACACCGCCACTTGTAATACTTACACTTTGTGCAGGCGGTTGTATTGTAGTGGTAGACCCGCTTTCATCAAAATCATACTTAACATTAAATGCTATATCCATATCACCTTTAGGTTCAGCGTACAGAGTTATCTTATAAAAGGACTTCCGTATCTGAGGGTCTGAAATGGGCATATAAGGAGATTCATATATAGACTCAATTTCTGCTCCGTCAAAGCTACTACCTTTATCCATTACATATACGTAACCGTCAGCATTGGCAAATACAATAGTTTCTTCTGTTCCTGAGTAACGGCTATCAGCCACGTAAGCTTTTATTCCGAAAGTAGTAGACCAGCTAATACCAGATGCACCCTGAGCTATGAATTTAGTAGCTATCAAACCCTTAGAAACTTCATCCTTTTCAGCAGGTATATATGCAAAGATACGGTATTGTGCTTTCTCACGGATAAGAACAGAGGTAAAGTTAGAACTGCTATTAAGAAAGGTGTTAGCATCTTTAGTGATAGGATCAGAGGCAATGTCCAAAGCAAAGTCACCAATACGATCAGTTGCGCTAAGTAACCTAATACCATCAGGAGCAAGGTACATAATGTCACCACCAACTTCCTGAATAGTGTCACCGTTAATACAGCCTATGCGATCTGTAATACTTGCTAAATCAAAGTCAGCTTGCGTTTTACCTGTAAGTCTTTTAATGCTGTTAGCAGTAAAGATAATAAGTTGATTACGAAAGACAACAAGACCAGTAATATCTTCTGTTATGTTAATAAAACCAGAACCCTTAGCTGAAGAAAAGTCATCCAAAGTAAAAGGCGCTGTAAAATATAACTTATTTCCTTTAGCGTACCAAGCCGTGTCTGAAAAGACCTCTGTATGTTCTGCACCTAACACATCTGCCAAACCAGTAACAGCGGTAAAAGCGTTGGTAGATGTATTATATATAGCAGGGTAGTTAACACCATCAACAAATATTAACTTTTCAGTACCATCAAGGTTGCCTATAACATTACGAACCTTATTACCTAATAAAGGTCTAGCACCTAAAGATGTCCAAGCACCCCCTGCTCCATAGTAATACTCTGTTACATTAGAGCTGTTTTCTCTAGCCACTACTACATGGTCAGCCTCAACAACAGCTAATCCTAGAACAGGACCAGAACCAGCAACCTCTGTGTCACTATACTTATTATAGCCTTTTATTTTAGAGTAGCCGCCCTCTCTGGTAGCTTCAAAGTTCTGCAAAATAGTAGCAGAACCCACAGCATTTGTACCCTGCTGCAGAAGACTGAGGTTAGAGATGAGGCCACCTCTAAACTGAATAGGGAATGTCTGCCACTGTGTAGCCATTAGAAATGTACTCTTGTATCTCGCAGGTATTCAGTGCGATTAATGTGTAAGCTACGAAGTTGTTTAATGCCTTGCTCAAACTTCTGTAAGGATAACTGTGCAGCCTGGGTGTCGCCACGGAACTGGTAAACGTAATACATAGCACCGTCTACAATGGTATAGCGATATTGTTCTGGAAGAGTAGGTACGTCTGAAGCGGCCTCTAAATCAAAGCCTGTCCTAAAATATTCATACACTACCTCATACTCTTTATCAGGCGCAGGATAAAAGATAAGTTCTCTACTAGGTGTGCGTACTATATACTCAGGAATACCATATGTACTTGTTGTAGAGTTATACTCAGAATCAGCAAACTTGTCAAGCCATTCTTCATAAGATAAAACTTTTAACTTTACAGTACCTACATTAAGAGTCGCATTACGTTTGATGCGAAAAGTGTTCATGTTAATAGTCTTACTATCGTAAGGCATACTGTAACGAACTTCACCTACAGCTAGTACTTCTGTTTCTTCTACGTGGTTCCAAGGCCACTCAAACTCTTCCTGACCAATATGTCTAATAGCTGCGTTAACAGAATCTTTAGCAAAGCTATAGTAACCTGTAGCTGAAGAAAAGTTAGCAGTATTAAGCTCTACTTCGTTAAGGCGGCGGTTAACATCATTAACTAAGCTTATGTAATCATAGGCCATTATTATTTCTCCTTAACACGTAGGAATATACTGCGCTCATACTGGAGACCAGATGACGTAGTGATCTGACATGTAATCAAGTATCTAGTATTATTTGTGCCTAAAGAAAACCGTGCCGTAGCTACATATAACGTCTGTGTTCCTGTAACAAACTGCAACCCATTGACTACATCAGCATCAGCTACCTGTGTCTTAACACCATCAGCATCTTTAATAAACCATAGGGCTGAAGAAATAGTATCACTACCAAGAAACCGTGACCAGTCTACACTGTAATCTACGATCTCATCTTTATCTTTATCGGGCCATTTATATGACATAGTTATTCCTTACGCTGCAATATAGACGGTATTGCTTCCTTGTTGTTTACCTATGTAAACGGTATAGTTTTCTTCTGTTATGTAAACTATATTGTTATCTTGTTTACTTTCTGTATAAACCGTTCTGTCTTCAGATACTACATGTACTTTCTTACTGCCTTCGTATGAGACAATATAAAGAGTATTAGCCCTGTTATACTGATCTGCATAGTCTGCATATGGGAATTTTACAACAGTAGTATCTAATAAGTTATTATATAGATTAGCTAATGTACCGGAGAAGGTAGCTTTAGCTCCACCTAAAGCATCTAATGTAGATACGTTTAATAAAGCAGACGTACTACCTGTAGTTATAAGTGAATCAGCAGAAAAGTCAACATCTTTTATACTTGCAGTACCTACAGCAGGAGGTATGAAAGCGGTAGCCTGAGCATCTTCATCTGCAAAGTTACCAATATAAATGCTAAGGAAAGCAGTAGCACTAGAGGGTGTTACGTTAGCTGAGCCTGCTACATCAGCAAAGTCATTTACTGCAGTATTGCTGCTAGTACCTACTGTAGTAATATTTGCCTTAGCATCTACATCACCAAAGTCACTAGCAGTACTCGTTGCAAAAGTACCTGTTGGCGTTATGTTTGCAGTAAGTGTGTAATCTAGTGTACCTGTATTAAAGAACGCAGTTACAGCAGGTTGTATTATATTAGCCGTTAAGTTGTATAAGACATCCTGTACTACAGCACTAGAGGAAGACCCTGTAGGGGTAATGTTAGCCTTAGCATCCACGCCACCAAAGTCACTAGCGGTACTCGTTGCAAAAGTACCTGTTGGCGTTATGTTTGCAGTAAGTCTATAGTCTAGTGTACCTGTATTAAAGGACGCAGTTACAGCAGGCTGTATTATATTAGCCGTTAAGTTGTATAAGACGCCCTGTACTATAGCACTAGAGGGAGACCCTGTAACAGTAAAATTAGCTTTAGCATCTACGTCAAAGAAATTGTTAGGCGTAGCAGCTGCATTAACTCCGTTAAAAGCTATGTTGGCATCAGCTAAACTATCTACTGTATTCGCTGTAAGATTTGCTGTAACAGAGGACTGTGTTGTGTTAGCCACACCCTTAGATACAATATCATTAATAGTAATATTAGAGAGTATGCTCGCAACGGTTGCAGCTGCTTCAGCATCAAACAATATTGCATTAGCACTAACTGCGGAAACACTAGGGACAATAAAAGAACCCTGCGCATCAAAGAGTAAGCTACCTGCAGTAGACTGTCCTATTGATGAAGTCAGAAAGGCTCTAGCCAAAAGAGAGGAAGTAGATTGACTTATAGGTGTCTCAGAAAATGCTGTAAAACCTAACATTGTACTTCCTTACTCAGGCTTAGTGGGCCATGTAATATCGTGTGGAAAGTTAGATTGCTGCGGTACATCTAGTAATGCTTGACGGTATGTAGCCCACTCAGCTTGGGTAGCAGCATCAAGTGAAGCCCAGCGCAGAGCGTTACCTGCAATAGCATCTACTTCCTCAAGTAGCATATTTCGTTCACGACGATAAGGCTCAGACATATCCCAAGCCCCGTTGATATATTGCGCACTTCCAACTTCAGGGGCGATGTCTACTTCAACCCAAGTACTTTGTATTTCGGGATCATGAGGGTTGTCGTATGCACCCATTAAAAAGCCAGAAGAATCAACAAAGTAGTGAAAAGTCATGTAATTGATTCCTTCTTTATATAAACAAGTTTAATCGGACGTGAAAGTACGTGCTAAGAGTCTGAGAAGTAGTAGACTGGCTGTCCTGTCGTCTAATTAGAATACCTGAGTCCAACATAGCCAGTTTGACTGTTGTGCTAGTCGGCTGTAGAACAATCTGCCCCCAGTTTGAGTACCTCTCACCCATATTAAATAATGTGTCACCTACGGCATATCCGTAAATAGGGGATACACACACGTACTCTACACTAAAGGTTTTTGGAGCTACTCCAAGGTTATGGGTTAAAGAGTAAGTTGTGTCTTTAGCCCAAGCTATTGTACTGGACGTCCAAGAGTTCGTCCCGGAGGTCCATATCAGCTGAGCACCTACATTTGAGAAATACCCACCAGCGTAAGCAAAAGGAGCACCAACAGTAAACTCTATGTAAGTGCCGTAATCAGTGTAACCCGTTATATTAAACGTAGCCCAGTGCTCTTGGCTGTAAACATAGCTAATCTGACCGTTTGACTGACCTAATCGTATTAGTGAATCTTTACGGAGGTTAGCGGCCTCTCCTGTACCAGAATAAGCCATACGAATATAACTGGGGGTGGTTTGCGAGTGGTAAACCCAAAGACCGCTAGTTATCCGCCCTGTATCAGCTGCGTTCCTAATGTAAATTTGACCTGCAGTTTCAGGGGTGGTATCTGTAGATTCAGGCACTCCATATGCTACAGATTCACCGCCTGTGGGGGTAGCATTTACACCAGCTGGTCCCTGTAGGGCCGCATTAGTAATTGTTTGCTTTTCCCAAGTACCCGCAGAAACATCATAAACGGGTATCAAATCAGAACCCGTAGCATCCGTTCCTGTAGGAAGGCCCGTAAGAGGCGTAGATATATTCAAACCTGTTAAAGCAGAACCGTCACCATGAAAGCTAGGGGCATGGATAGGTTCAGTAGAAGTGATCTGTGAGTTGTTTACCTCAAGACGTTCTGCACCACCTGTAACAACACGCCATTGGTCTGCTGCGTGGAACTGCATGTAAGTGTCGGTGTCGGCTTCATGAAAGATTTGGTCAACGCCGTAAATGTCGTTGTTATTCATGTCTAAGTAGTGGCTGTTCATTTGGATGTTAGCAGCCACCCAAATATCTGAACTATTGACCTCAAGACGCTCTGTACCACCGCAAACAACACGCCACTGATCGGCAGCATGAAACTCCGTATAAGTGTCAGTGTCACCATTATG